GCTCGGATCCACTCAGAATTACGATTGTCGTAATCTCCGTGTCAATACGCTTTTCGTAATTTTGCCCGAGGCGGCATTTTAACTTGCATTTATGTTCCTCAAATGTTCCAAACCAGACAACAGGAACGAGTCGAGGGCGGTATGCGTCGGGGTTGTCGGTTGGAGTTGTTCGGTCGCCCACAAAGCCCCGTGCGGAATAACCTTGAGGAGGCGCAGCAAGACGCGATCCGTCTGAAGCTAGGGCGTTTCGACGATGATGGAGATTTCTATCTCGACGCTGGTGCCGACTTCGTCTGGGACGTGATCAGTGGTCGCGCGGCGGCGTAGCGAGGCTACATTCGCCTTAGATGTTCGGCGCCGATCAGCACGGAGACAACGCGTCCGATAATGTTGATCTGCTCGCGGCCGAGCAGGATTTCCTTGTGCGACGGATCACTTGAAAGTGGAACTAAGCGCGCTGGGTTTTCGAGATATCGTTTGAATGTGAACTCGGCATCTTGGTTGCCGAGAACGTAGAGATCGCCCGAGAACAGTGACGTATCAGCAGGGTCTACAATCACATCTGCTCCAAAGGGTGCGATTTTGTTCATGCTTTCGCCGTCCACTTCCAGCGCAAAGACCCCTTTCGGTAGGTTGGCGCTGACTTCGACCGTTTCAGTCGCATCCTGCAAGGCTTCTCGTAGCGAGCCAGCCGGTACACGCCCGATCCGCTTGATACGACGAACGTTAGAGTCTGCCTCGGAATCCATGCCAAATAGGCGCGCCAGCGTAGGCATCTCGCTTTGTTGGACACGACGCTTGCCCTTGAGCATCTCGTTAACGCGCGCCGGTGCCACGCCAAGTTCGTCAGCGATCTCTTTCTGCGAGAGGCGCTTGCCGCTTACCCAACGGTGCATTTCTTGCAGGATCTGATCAGCGGTCACCATCGGAGGACAATGCGAAAATCGTAACGCCCGGTCGATGACGAACTTCGTATTTCTGCTTGCGTCAAAATTACGGTTATCGTAATCGACGGTCATGGATACGGTCCCAGACATCTTCGCCGAACTTGGTGGCGTAACCGCCATCGCCAATGAAACTGGCATACCGCTAACCACGGTTCATAGCTGGAAGCGCGCACGCTTTGTTCCTCGCTGGCGTGTGCAGGCGCTGGTGGTCATGGCCGAGAAGCTGGGTAAGTCGATTACCGTCGCAAACTTTCCAACCGAGCGGCCCGGTAGCGGCGGCAATGTTGGAAGTTCTGCGCATGACGATGGGGATACTGCAACGTCCCAGCCGTCGTCATCCGGAAACACGGAAGAAGATTTCCGTCCGGTGCGGGCATGACGCCCGAGACGATCGCGCTGAAGCGCGCGACGGTCGACATGATCCGAGGCGTGGGAGGGCTTGAGGTCGCCGCGCAGTTCTGCCGGGTTGGCAAGTCGGTGCTGGGCGATAATCAATCGATCAACAAGCCCGACAGCTTCGTCGCAATCGATGTAGTCGCCGCGCTCGAACCGCTCGCACGCGAGCGCGATGGTTGGCCTCACATCACGCGCGCTTTGGCCGGCGAAATGGGCTTCCTGCTTTTCAAACGGCCGGATGCGGTGCCTGATAAGACTGACCTGCTCACTCTCGTCGGGCAGCTGTCCCAGCGGAATGGCGAAGTCGCGGGGGAGGTCTGCACCTCGCTGGCTGACGGCGTGGTCGATTACGCCGAGGCGCGACGCACCCGTGCCCGGCTGGCGATGCAGATCGCAATCGCACTCGAACTGGATGCCGCACTGGCGGCGATCGAAGACAAGGGAGGGAAAGCATGACCCCGGAAAAGCTTTATCTGCCGGGACGCCCCGCCAACGAAGGCGCGCGCCGTTTGGCCTGGCTGTTGCTGGATTTCGACGCGGGCGCCCGCAAGTTGCTCAACGAACGGGGCATCAATGACCTGCGGATTGAGCGCATGGTACGCGGCGAGATTCTGCCCGACATGCAGGATGGCCGCTCGATCTTCTTTGTCTCCGACCACGCGATTGCCGCTTGGCACTGGAACCACGCACCGATGGCCGCTTGGGGCGATCGGCCGCAGGATTGGCCTTCCTTCCGTTCGTTGCGGGTGGCTGCGTGAACGCCATGACGAAGCTGTCGACGCCTTCAACGTCTGTGGTGGTCGATGAAGCGCCCGGCGTGGTTGCGTCAGCAGCGCAGATCAACCAGTGGGCCGAGAATGCCAAGGCTGGCGATCGGTTCGTGTACGCCTCGCGCAGTAGCTTGTTGCCGCGCGGTTCCGAGGGTGGGCGCACCGCCAGAGACCTGCTCGACCGTGGCCTAGTGCGGCACGAGCAGCGCCGTATTGCGGCAGGTTCGATCAACTATGCCGTCATCCGGACCAGCAAGCCTTGGGAGGTGGCGCGGCCGACGCGACGCGAACGGACGGGTCCTGCAATCTCCGGCGAGGCTGCTGCGGTCGATGCGCTGTTCCCGATCCTCGTCCGCTTCGCGCGCTTTAACCGGCCGTGTCCAACCGACGCGCAGCTGGCTGGCAGAGCGGGCGTAACGCTCGACGTGGTCAAGCCTGCGCTTGCGGCCATGCAGATCGCCAACATGATCAGGATCAAGGGCGTGAAAGCGCCCACGCTGCGGATCGTCGAGATTTGCGGGACCGGTCACATAACAGGGATGATCGGATGACCATCACGATCGAACGCGACGCGCTGTTAGCGGCGCTCCACCATGCAGCGGGTGCCGTGGCATCCCGCAACACGATCCCTGTTCTGGCGAACATTCTGATCGAAGCCGAGGGCGCGGACTTCCTCGTGACCGGCAGCGATCTCGATATCTACGTGACGCAACGGGCGGACATGGAGCCGGCCGAATCGCGGTTCGCGACCACCGTATCAGCGATCAAGCTGGTGGGCGCGGTGCAGAGCCTCAAGCCCGGCAAAATCAAAATCGAACGCGGCGCTGCCGGCGCGGTGACGCTGCGCCAAAGCCGTTCCGTCCGGACGATGGCCGTGATCCCCGCGACCGATTATCCCAAGCCTGACGAAGAGGCGGTGCGGTGCAGCTTCTCACTCCCCGCGCCCGCGCTGCTGCGCATGCTCGGCGTGCCAAGCCTTGCCGTGTCGACCGACGAGACCCGCTATTACCTAAACGGCGTCTTCCTCCAGGTGGAAGCGGGCCGGCTCAACGCGGCGGCGACGGACGGCATACGGTTGATCAGGGCGGACATGGCGGTACCGGACGGCGCGGAGCGCCTGCCGGACGGTGGCGTCATCATTCCGTCCAAGACGATCAAGCTGCTCGTTAAGGCGCTCGCCAAGGGTGACGGCGCAGTCCAGATCTCGGTTGGCGATCGCCGCGCCCGCTTCGAGTTTGGCGATAGCGTGGTGGTGTCGAAGCTCGTCGAGGGTACCTATCCCGCGTATCAGCGCGTCATCCCTGCCGATGGGTCACACGTCATTCGCATCGCGCGCGATGCGCTGATCGAGCCAGTCTCGGCGGTGCAGGCGATCATCGAGGCAGAGGGCAAGGATCGCTTGCGCGCGGTCGCGATCGTGCTTGGCGCTACCGATGCCGACCATGAGGTCACGTCGCGCGACACCAGTGGGGCGCTCGCGTCCGAACCGCTCGACGCCGAGGTCGAAGGCGGCGCCTTCAGCATAGCGTTCGCCGGGCAATTGTTCGCCGGCCTTGCCGGAATCTTCGCCGAGAGCGGCAAGCTCACCGTGCGGGTCTCGGACGCGGGGGCTGCAGCGAAGATCACGTCCGACAAAGACCCCGATCTGATCGCGGTGATGATGCCGCGGCGAATCTAGGAGAGCGATGATGACCGAATCCATGTTCTGTTTCTGCGCGCCGAACCAAGCGGCGCTAGACGCTTTCCATCCGGGCTTGCTGATGATCGAGCCGGCGAAGACGCTGACACCAGCCGAGCGGCTTGCCGTCGCCGAACAGGCGCTGCTCGACGACGCGATCGAGCGTTCGCTTGATGGCGAGGGTGACGCGCGCGATCTGGCGCTGACGATCGTCGCGCTGCGCGCAGAGCTTCACGGCTGATATGACGCGCACCCTCGCCGAGCATGTTGCGGAGGCCGTCGTCGCGATCCTCGACGGCGAGGCCATTCTCGACTTCGATACGATCCGCGAGCGCCTGCCCGAGCATGTGCTTTCGGCACGGCCGACCCGGAAGACGATCATCAACGCGGTCAAGTCAGCTGGCTGGCTCCCGCATCGCACGATCGACGACAAGCAGGCGTACCGCGCGCCGGGTCTGCAATCCGATCCGCTCGCGCGGGGCAGCAACGAAGCGAGCGGGCAGCTGCGCGGGCTAATCGAAGAGGTCGAAACCCTCAAAGACGAACGACGCAGCATCAGCGGTCATATCGTCGATGTTTACGCCAAGGCGAAGGCGCTTGGCTTCGACGTTGCAACCATGCGGACGATCGAGAAGCTGCGCGGCATGGACCCGGGCAAGCGCGCCGAGGCTGACATGCTGATCGACACGTACCGGCACGCAATGGGGGTGCTGTGATCCTGTCCTGCTACATTGACGAACGTACCGAGGCGATCTTGCGGCGTCAAAGCGCCGAGACCGGGCGGTCGATCGAAGACCTCGCCGAAGCAGCCATTGCAAATGCCGCGTGCGACGCGGCGCGTCACAACCCACTCGAAACGGAGCCGCGCGCATGAGCAGCGTCAACAAGGTCATTATCGTCGGCAATCTCGGCCGCGACCCCGAAGCACGATCATTCCCGAACGGCGGCAAGGTGGTGAACCTCAATATCGCCACCAGCGAACGCTGGAAGGATCGCACCAGCGGTGAGCAGAAAGAGCGCACCGAATGGCATCAGGTGGTCATCACCAACGAGGGGCTGTGCAAGGTCGCAGAGCGGTACCTGCGCAAGGGCAGCAAGGTCTACATCGAGGGTCAGCTGCGCACGCGCAAATGGACCGACAAGGATAAGATCGACCGCTACTCGACCGAGGTCGTGTTGGGGGCGTTCAATTCGACGTTGGTGTTGCTGGACAAGCAACAGGCCGATCCCGGCCGCACCGATTACTCCGGTTATGCCGACCAGCCCGGCGCGGGTGGCGGCGCAACGCGCGCCGAGGATCTCGACGACGACATTCCATTCTAACCTGGCTGCATAGGCTTCCCGATCGGCGGTTTCGGGATTTCGGCTGATCCGCCAACTCTGTTCCGGGGGCGTTTTCTGTGAGTGTTTCGGTTTCCGCGTCGTCTCTGCTTGAGGCGGCGCTTGATTACGCACGTCGCGGCTGGCCGGTGTTTCCGTGCAGCCCGAAGAACAAGAAGCCGCTCGTTCCGCGCGATAAGGACGCGGAGGGCAAGCCGATCCCGCGCACTGGCGGTCTGGCGAAGGCGACCACCGATCTCGATCAGATTCGCGCGTGGTGGAAAAAGTGGCCCCGCGCCATGATCGGTGTGACCGTTGGCGATGCCGGCATGCTCGTTGTCGACTTTGATCCGCGCATTGACGATGAGACCGGCGAAGAGTGGACGCTTGAAGGCTTGAAGCGCGACACTGAAGCGCAGGTCGGGTGCGATTTGCCCCAGACGCTAGCGGTACGCACGCCATCGGGCGGCGTACACGTCTACTTCCAGATGCCTGAGGGTGCTCCTATCGGCAACAAGGGCAGTCTTCCCGATCACGTCGATGTTCGCGGCCTCGGCGGCTACACCATCGTACCGCCAAGCTATTGCGATGGTGATGAGAAGAACGCTACCGGCCCGTACCGCTGGTTGCGCGGCGATGCCGATGCTGCTGTAGCAGCGATGCCGGCGGAGCTTGAGGCGGTATTGCGTGCGCCCTCGGCCGGCCGGGTTCTCGAGGTCGCTTCGGTGCCGTCTTCCGATCGGTTTGAGGTCGACGTTGATGACGCGCATCGCCGTTATGCGATGTTCGCGCTCGATGCTGAGTTGCAGGAGCTACAAGCGACGCCTGAGGGCGGCGGACGTTGGGGCGGTCGCAATCAAGGCATCTACCATTCGGCGCTAAAACTCGGCGGTCTGTTCAAGGCCGGCGCGATCTCCGAGGGGATGGTACGCGGCGGGCTTGAGGCGGTGATCCGCGCGATGCCAAACAATCGCGACCTCGCTGGCGCGCTGAAGACAATGGAAAATGGGTTCGAGGCAGCTGTCGCTCGCGACCTAAGTTCCGTGGCGCAAATGGGACGTGGGCGCGGCAGCGACCGCTCTGCTGGCACTCCCGGACCCTCTAGCGGTGGTGGGCGCGACCTTCCACCTGTCGAAGCATACGCCGATGACCTTGCGTCCGTACCCGCACCCATCGCTGCGGAGCAAGTAACGCCCTTCCATAATGGAAAGGGCCAGCCTGCGGTCGCTACCGGGGGGCGCGGGGGACGGATCAAGGTGCAACCGGACGCGGATACAGATCGGCGGTGCGGCCTGCTGGCGCTGACGGATTTAGGCAACGCCGAACGGTTCCGCGCACGCCACGGCTGGCGCTTTCGTTTCTGCAACGAGATCGGCTGGTACAGCTGGGATGGCCGACGCTGGGAACTGCTCAGTGAGGAAAAGGACAAGGCGCCTTGGCAGGTAACGCTCGCGGTATTCGAGACGGTACGCGCGATCCGCAACGAAGCCGCTGCCATTAAGGAGACCGGCCTGCGCGAGGATGCGCCGGACGATGTCTCCCGGCTGGATCGTATCGTGAAGTGGAAGGGCGCGGGCGACAACAAGGTGCCGGTTTACCTGAGTGAAGAACTGCTCGCGCATGCCAAGTCGAGCGAGGGCAATTCCCGGCTTGGCTGCATCGCCGGCCTCGCCAAGTCCTTCCCCGATATGGCTATCCGGGCCAACGCGATGGATGCCGATCGCATGGCTATCAATGTGCTGAACGGCACGCTCCGTCTCGGCAATAATGGGAACCGCGCGACCGTGCAGCTGCACCCGCATGATCCTGAGGATCTGATCAGCAAGGTCGCGGGCGTGGTGTACGATCCCGACGCGGTGTGCCCCGACTATGATGGTTTTCTATCTACGGTGCAGCCGGATGAATCTGTTCGCCGTTTCCTCCACCAGTGGGGCGGTCTCAGCCTGACTGGCGATATCGGTGAGCAGAAGCTCGCGTTCTTCCACGGCAAAGGCCGCAACGGCAAATCGACGCTAGTGGATACCTGGAGCCATGTTGCTGGCGATTATGGCGGATCGGTTGGTATCGAGACGTTCCTTGATCAGGGTAAGGGACGCAAGGGCGGCGACGCAACGCCCGATCTTGCCCGCCTCCCGGGCATCCGCTTCCTGCGCACGTCAGAGCCAGAGAAAGGTGCGAAGCTGGCTGAGGCGTTGATCAAGCTGATTACGGGCGGTGAGCAGATCGACGCGCGCTTCCTCAACAAGGGGTTTTTCTCGTTCCTCCCATCGTTCAAGGTCACGATCTCAGGCAATCACAAGCCAAAGATCACCGGCCATGATGATGGCATCTGGCGGCGCGTGATGCTGGTGCCGTGGGCGGTGCAGGTTGCTAAAGAGAAGGTCGACCGCGATCTGCCTGACAAGCTCCGCAAGGAAGGATCAGGCATCCTCAATCGCCTGCTCGCAGGGCTGCTCGACCGTACCGAGAACGGACTCGTCGAGCCTGACGCAGTGACCGCCGCGACGGACAAGTACCGCGAGCAGAGCGACACCCTCGGCCGCTTCCTTGCTGACTGTACGAAGGAAACCGAGGGCACCCGCTCAAAGTCATCCGAACTGTTCGCGCTCTTCTCCGCATGGTCGAAGGCGACAGGCGCAGCTGAGTGGCAACAGATGGGCTTTACCAGCGCCATGCAGGATCGCGGCTTCGAGAAGAAGGCATCCAACGGCATGCAATGGCTCGACATTGAGATGATCAAGACCGTTGCCGACTTCGCCGAGGGCAGCCCCGCCAACGAGGATGACGGTCGCTATCGTGGCAGGCCATACGATGATGACGACGTGCCGTTGTGATGGAAGGGTATCACGCTCCACGTGGAAGGGTGAATGGAAGGGTGAAACATGAGGATTTCTGCGGCTTTGGAAGGGTTGGAAGGGATTTGCTGACCTCTGCCGCATGGCACTGAAACTGTGCGCTCACCAACAGTCAGCCTGCATAGTTTACAGCCATATAGAGAATTACCCTCATTTACCGTTCCAAGTGTTCCAACCCCTTCCATTCGATATAGCTTCAGTATCTCAGAATCTAGATTACTCAGTAACTTACAAGGTAAAGGGAACGACCAAGATGCATTCTTCTGATTATGTTGAAGCCCTTCCAACGGGAGGCCATTGCCTTCCGTGCGACTTCTGGACCTTCGACATGGTGCAGGAGCGCCTGATCGAGGCGATGATCATCTGCTGGCGCAACCCCGATCGCGAACGCGGTTGGCAGACGCTGCGCTCGGCGTGGCCTGACGTGCTGCGCGAGGTGTCAGCCGGGGACTATGACGCACGCGGTGGTGACCTGTCATCATCTGAGGTGGCGCTGCGGCCCTGCGCCCTGACGCGTGCTGAACAAGGAGAGATGGAAGAGGCGTTTGCGTGGCTAGATCATGTACCTGTCGAAGATCGTAAGGTGATCGGCCTCGCCATCGTCAAGCTCGCCAGTGGTAAGCATCGGGCTGTGCCGTGGCGCGATCTGTTGCGCCCGATGGGCATGGCGCGGGGCGCTGACGGTCTGCGGATGCGATATGGTCGGGCGATCACCAGCATAGCTCACCGCTTGAATGGCGGAAATGCACGAGGAATTGCGTCAAGTGGGTGAATGTGAGGCGATGTCAATTTTACGTGTTCACATATCGGGCGATTTGCGACTATTTCCTATCAGGCTGGGGCGGGCCTTCGGACATGGCGCCGCATCCATTATCATTGGCAGGGCTGCACGACTGCGATCGGGCGCCCTGCCGCGCCCTCATGATCTTCAATGCGAACGGCTCGCGACGCGCGAAAGTGGCACGACCCTTTCCGGCGCGGCAATGCGACGAACCGAGTGCGGTGCTGTCGCGATCCGGTCGCAAGAGGGGTCGATTGGCACGCCCCTCTCCGGGGCTGGGCGGGCCGAGGGGGGTTTGGGTCCTTCCCGGCAATCTTCGCTATACGGGGGGCAAAGGCGTGGAGCGCGTGAGTATCCCGTATTTTCCGGCGCCTTCCGCTTGTTCTTCCGGTTCTGGTCGACATGAGAGGTAATCTCGCCGACTTAGCGGCAACCGGACTAGCTTCTGAGCCGACGCTGCGGAAGTGGATAGCGGCGCAACCGGACCAACCGTGGATCATCAAACGCGGCTCGAACGGCGACGCGTATGAAATCGACATCCCCGGCGCCATCGCGGCGTTCCGGGGTGAGGAAGAGCGGAAAGCGGCCGAGGCGCGGGAACGTGCCAGCCAATTGCGGCAAATGGGCTTCGACCTGGGCTTGAGTGAACCGGCCGGGGACGCGCTCAGCTTCTCGATCGCCGAGCGCAAGGCGCTGCTGGAGGAAGAGTTCGTTGCGATCCGCCTCGCGGAGAAGCGGCGCACGTTGATCCCGCTCGCCAATGTCGAGGCGATTATAGGCGATCTGCTCGCCGAGGACGGGCAGCGGTGGACCACGTTCACGGCGCGGCTCGCTAAAAAGATGGATTTCACCCGCGACCAGCTGGCCGCGATCGACCGTCAGATCGATGCGGACCGCAACGCGTTCGCCGATCGGATGGAACAATGGGGTAAGGATCTCGACCTTGGCGACGGCAGCACTTCCCCCGCCTCGCTGGACGATCCCACCCTTCTCGACAGGCGCTGATATCCTGCGCCGGCAGGCGCACAACTACCGCCCGAATGTAAAGCTGGCGCTTAGCGATTGGGCGATCCGAAATCGGGGCTTCGACCCGATGGTGCTACCGTGGCAACCGTATGTGATGGATCGCTTGAGCGATCCGCAGGTTGCTGAGGTCGGCATGATCAAGCCGGTGCAGTGCGGTGCGACCGAGATCGGCACAGCGTGGCTGGGCTGGATCGTCGATACCGATCCGGACAATACGCTGATCGCGCACCCGGATAAGTCGCTGGCGGAAAGCTTCGTCAAGGCGCGGCTCGATCAGATGATCGACACGACGGACGCGGTTAAGCGCAAGCTTCAGCCGCTCGCCAATGCGAACAACCTGTTTCACAAGCTATTCCGGGGGGCGATGAACCTCTGGACGGTTTGGCCAGTGCCGTCGCAGTTCGCCCAGCGCGATATTCGCTACGGCTGGCTCGACGACTTCGACCAGTACGACGACAACATCGGTGAGACGGCCGGCGAAGGCGGGCACGGCTCGGCGCTGGCGCTGCTCGATGGTCGGCACACTTCGTATGAGGGCCGCGACCGCAAGTTTGTGTCGTCGTCGCCGTCGCGGGACGATGGCGGCGGGATCGAGGCGTTCGTTGCCTCCGGCACGGACGAGCGACTTTGGCCGCGCTGCCCCCACTGTGGGGATCGCTGGGAGATCGACACGCTGCGCGATCTGCGCTTCGACGACACCGGAACGGCGGAACTGGCAGAGCAGACTGCGCATGTGGTGTGCGGCGCGAACGGCTGTGTGATCGACGCCAGCGAGCGCCGTCAACTGCTTAACAGCTTGGCCGATCTGGATAACCGGGGCTTTGTCTCGGCAAATCCGACGGCGTCGAAGCGCCGCACGACGGTGCGGATCGATGGCCTCATGGCGTTCCCCAGCTGGGGCACGCTCGCGCGGATGTGGCGACAGGCCAAGATCGATTGGGAAGCGCGGCAGGATGAAACGGGCCTGCGCACCTTCGTGAACACCAAGGCCGGGCGCAATTACCGGTCGCAGCTGTCAGGCGAGAAGCCGATCGACGCCGAGAACCTGAAGGCGCGCCGCGAGGTCGGGCTTTACCTCGGCCGCATGCCGGCCGGCGTGAAGGTTTGGGTGATCGTCGTCGACGTGCAGCACAACCGGCTGGAATGCATGGCCTATGGCTGGGGCGATGGGCTGGAAGGCTGGATCATCGATCGCTGGTCGATCGACGTGCTGGAGGATGGGCTTACGTCGCCTGCGCCGTTCAGCAATCCGGAGCATAGCCGGGTGCTGCTGCCGCTGTTCGAGCGCCGCTATCCTATGGCAGATGGCTCGGGCAAGTCGCCACCCCCGATCACTGTCCAGCTGGACGTGGGCGGCGGTGGTGCAAAGGGCGAAGGCGCGACCGAGTTCGCAAAGTCGTTCTGGGACGCTGCGCGGGCGATCAACGTGCACCGCTCGCGGATCACGCTGACCAAGGGCGGTAGCAGCCCGACCAAAGAGGTCATGCCGCGCGCGAAATTCGCGGATCAGAAGCGCCGGGGTGGCGCACGGCGCACATCGGCCGAGCTTTGGCTCCCCAACGTGCATCGGATCAAAGGCGTGATCGACGCGCGCTTCCGACGCGCGCTGCCGGGGCCGGGATACATCCATCTGC